AAACATTGGTGTATAGTTTATATAACTCTTTTGGTTTTAAGTTATACTTTTGTAATTCATTTACTAAGTCAATCCACTCTGGTTTCATAGATAAAAATCTATTTACCATATAGTTTGAGAATGACTTCTTATCTTCTACTGAAATCTCTTCCCAATAATTAGGATTTTGAACCGCTGTTATCTGATTTATATGGTCGAACAGACTCTTCTTTTTTACCGAAGATTTCTTCCCATTTCTTTTCCCACTCATTCTGAGTTATTCCTCTTCTTAGTTTATCGCCTTTACCAGCACCTGTATTCTTTTTACTCATTGCCTTTTGGCATCATTTTTTCTGGCACTTTACCACAATTTCCACAACTAAATACTTCGATTGGTATTAAAGCTTCTTGGCCTGATGGTGACATTAAAGCAGATACTCGTCTTATAAAGTAAGACTTTATAAAAGAATAATTACCACAATCATCACAGGTTAGAGATTCAGTATCTTCAATATGTAACTTTTTCTGTGGTGGTTTTATTGGTTTCATTGGTTTTGTACTCATTTTATTACCCCTAGTAATTCTATTAACATTGCCATAGCATTTATTTCTTTATCTGGTACTTGACCATCTGACAATTCATATCTTGCTATAATTAAAATACATTCTGCAACATGACCTTTACCCCAACCATCTACCTCATCATACAACAATCTAAACAAGTCAGCAAAGTCTGTAATCTTATTATCTAATAACAATTGTCTTATATCTTTGAATGCATTCTTTTTATTTTGTGTTTTTAAAATCTTTAACAACTTTAATTTATAATCGTTCTGTATAATACTTGTGGTATCTAATTTTAGTTTACCTTTAACTACGTTTCTTTGAGATGCATTAATAACTCTACGAATATCAGGATAACCACTATCTATCAGAACCTTTAAATCTTTCATATCAGACATAACGTTCTCTTTTAATAATATGTCGTGTATATGTATAGCCACTTCTTTCTTTGATGGTGGTACTATCTGAAACGATTGACAACGAGACTGTATCGGGTCAATTATTCTTTCCACAAAATTACAAGTTAGAATGAATCTACAATGTTTAGAGAATGTCTCCATAAGATTACGAAGAGCAGCTTGAGCATTAGGTGTTATGTAATCACACTCGTCTAAGATTATAATCTTGTAATCCTTGAAACCCATTGTGGAAGCAAAGTTCTTAACCTTTGTCCTAACAGTTTCTACATTGTTTTCATCAGAAGCATTGATGTATAGATAATCACATTCTATGTTCTTGACTAGTATTTTAGCGAGAGTGGTTTTACCTGTACCGGCTTTACCATATAATAAAAGGTGTGGTAAGTCTCCACTCTCAAGGTAAGCAGACACTTTATCTTTGAGATGTTCATTCCCAATGTAAGTGTCTAGGTTATCTGGCCGATACTTTTCTACCCATAATGTATTACTCAAATTTTTCTCCATATCCAAATTGGTTCACAAAATGTTTTGTCTTTTGTTTCTTCTGTTTTCTTTAAAGCTTCTTTTGTATAGTCCTCTGATTTAGCTGTTCCAGCACCACCACTATTTGGTCTTTTTGCTAGTTCCATTCCAATACAACCTTGATACTCTGAATCAGTAAATGTTGATAAGAAATTATTCATTGGATTGCATATCTCCAACCAACTCTTAGACGATTTAGAACTAGAATAAACATCTGATATGTTTACTAATAAGTATCCACCACTTTTCACAGAACACCATAAATTTTTCAAAGTCTTATGTAAGAATTGTTCATTCCACTCATTGATTTCTTTATAATTTACCCAACTTTGAGTATCATCATAACTATAACGTTCAACATTAAAATATGGTGGTGATGTAAACACCGTATCAAATGTATCTTTATATTTTGTAAAGTCTACATCTTCAGCTGGACTACAAATAAATTCTGTATTTTTCTTTGGTTCAAACATTGTTTTGTGTTTGTCATAGAACTCTGATTGTTCCTTGTATATTGGATGATTCTCTTTACGAGGATCAATACCAACATAATACTCTGATGTTTCACTTGCATAGAACCCAGCTAATCTATCTCCCCATCCCATTGAAAAGTCTAACACGTTTTTACTTTGTAACTTGTCATATAATACCTTAGACACATTTGGTTTGAACTGAGCACATATGTACTTTCTCAAACCAATCATTGTCCTAAGTACGTTACGATTTATCTTTGGTAATTTTAACGAGTAAGCTGAACCCATTAAACTAGTCATGAACTTTTCACTCTCCCAAGTTCTTTGAGGACCTGGTGAAACTGAACCATCTACTGACCATCTGTTTTTCTGTTGGAAATAATTACTAGAATTGTTACCAGCATTCAATCTTCTGAAGTATTGTTGTTTACTTTCAAAGTTTAGATTGTAAGTGTATTCAGTTCCCTCACGTGCAAACCACTCACCATCAACTAAAATATCAGTATGTTTCATACCTTTTAGTTTTAGATATTCACGGTAAGCATCCTTCTTAGATATCTCTGCATAAGGAATCTCATATGTCATAGCTACCTTTGCTAAACTTTCTTTTACGTCTTCTTTATCAAAGGTAGTTTTTATGTATTCCCATTCTTTCTCATCTATTTCAAGATAAGGCTCCATGTCATAGAACTTATCAAAATAAGAAAGATACATTAATCTACGTCTTGAACAGCAACTAGATGATAAGTAGATGTGTAATCATCTATTTTAAATGTGATACGAGATAACCCTTCACTACTAACTTCAAGTGTAGCACTTTCACATTCTTTATTAGCACTTAATACTTCTTTAAAGATATTAGCATTAAAAGATACATTATCAATATCACCAACTTTAGTAGTGGTAACTGGTATAGTTACTCTATTGGTATTAACTGAAGAATGTCCAATAACAACTTTTACATTACTACCATCGGTAATTACTGTAAAGTTATCTGTCTCACCCAATGCACCTTTACCAGCAATAAACTTATTAATGAATTGAGGTGTCACATCTATGTTCAACTCAAATTCAGGAATAGATTTTAGTGTAGGTGGTTCATTAATGACAGATGTATCAGTTAACATATAGTTTACCGAAGATGATGAATCACTTATTTTCAAAGCGATTGATTTTTCACCTGATTTTGTTAACGACAGATTAATATCTTCATCGACTACAGACATTAACTTTACAAGTTGTTCTGTATTATAGATACCAATATCAGAATCTTCGAAACTCCATTTATCCATTACCAACTCACCCAACAATGATTTATCACCAGATATGAATCTAGTAGATAACTGTTGTGAATTAGACTTACTATTAAGAACTACAGAATTTACTGTACCATTCAAATAATATTTACTTATGAAACGATTTAGTCGTTTTTTATTCATTATAACTCCTTAGTTTAATAACCATATATACATATATATATAGTAGTTTGTTTTCCCAAAATCAAAAAAATCTTTCTATTGTTTTTGTAGCATCTGTTGGTTCATCCCAACGAAGTGCTTCATAAAACATCATTATCTTTTTTTCTAAAGCTTGTTTATAAAGTTTACTTGAATTTATATTGTCTCTGATAAACTTCATTATCTCTGGTGGATCTTCATATCTCTTATAAGCAACAGTATCAAGTCCTAGACTATTATTCTTCAAATACACCCATTTTATCTTACTACCATTAGATATTTTTTCGTATCTCTTGTCTTGATTGTAGTGTTTTAGTAAGTCATTATAAGCTATAGCAGACTTAACATGAATTGGTGTTCCTTTTTTATATGGTGCAAATCCTTTCCTATCTTTATCAATATACTTTTCTATGTTCTTTACACCTGTTGGTACAGCTATTTTATCTACATCCATTAATTTCATACTATTTTTGAAATTAAGAATAAACTTATCTAACTTGTCTTTAGGAACATCCATTAAAATATCTTCCAAGAGTTTACTTAACATATCTCTCATAGCAGTTGGGAAACTAGAACGAACTGTATCTAATCCCTTGACCATCATCTTGTTTACCTTTTTACCATTGTCATTAATAATCTTTAAACCATATCTTTTCTTGGTAACAAATAATCCACTCTTTGCAATAACCTCTTGTTTAATATCAAACCTATGTTTGTCTATGTTACAAAACTTCTTAGCAAAGTAATCGTAACTATTATTAAGATATAACTGAACCTCATCAGCTATTTCTAATATAGCCTTTGACATCTTATCTTCATCTCTAATATTTAATGTTGGAAATCTTTTCTTTACTATTGGTGTTGCTGAATAGAAAACTGAATCCGTATCAATATAAATACAATGGTCTTTAGTATCACCAAGTTCTCTATTATAAAAACTATTAGATATCTTTTTAGTAAACTTAATTAAAGCTTGACCTGTGTATGTAACTGCTTCAGCATTATCCAAATCATAAAACCTAAATGATGGTAAACCCAATACACCATATAATGAATTTAGTAGAATTTTTTGTAGATATTGTCTTCTATCAAAATAATTTGATTTATCTTTTTCACCTTGTTCATGAAATTTTTTAGATAGTTTTCTATACTCAACCCTTTCATCAAACCATTTATGTAATAGAGCTGGTAACAACCCATCTTTATCTGAACGGTACATAACACCGTTGGAAGCAACACCTACATCACGACCATCTAGGAAATTACCTAATTCTTTCTCGGTAAACTTACCCATCTCCTTACCACTTTGTTCTATAGTGTAAGTCTTTTTGTTACTTTTAGATATAAACTCTTGTGGATTCCATCCAATAATTTTTCCTATCTTTGTCTCTGGTGAAATATTCAAAGACATAATACATGATGGATACATGGATGTAATATCTAAATCATATACCCAATTATGTTTACCCCTTTGTGGATCTTGTACATAAGCACCTACGAATTTATCATTGGAAAGCATTTTTGGTCGTTTAGGTTTATTTGGTGCAACAATATCTTTCTTCTTGAGGTATGTTAGTATTGCACCCTCTAGATATCTAGAACTCATAAACACATCTTCATATGGACAATGACCAAGATGAGCTATACCTCGTGCAATCTCTATGAAATCCAATTTCTCATCTAATTTTTTAACTAGTTTTACATCTTGTAAGTTATACTCAACAAACTTATCTAAATCATTTTCATATAAATCATTGAGTGTACCCTCGTAAGCTACTTTCTTTTCACCCACTTCAAAATCACCAATAGCATCTAATCGATATGATGAACGTTGACTAAAGGTAAATTTTTTGTACAGTTGTAGATAGTCTAATGTACTAACTCCAGCTATCTTATATTTACCAGTACCAAAATCACTCCATTGTATATTCTGAATTGGTGATAGAATATTCGCAACATTCTTACCGACTACTTGACAAGCTCTATTATAAAGATATGGTATATCAAAAAACTCTACATTCCAACCTGTTAAAATGGTTGGTTTTATTTCTAAATATTTCATGAAAAAAGAATTAAGTAAGTCATACTCATCTTCAAATGATACTACAATTTCATTACCATTTAATGTAGTTCTAGTCTTACCTAATTTTAGTTTATCATTAGTGTCTAGTACATAACAAAAATATTCATCTGTTCGTGGATCGTTAAACCCTATAGCTGTTATTTTATTATTAGCTTTTACTACATCAGGAAACCCATCAGTAACTTCCACCTCAATATCAAATATCATTGTACGGTGGTTGGTAGATACATCGTCTGAGTTGGTATAGTTATCTACCAACACTCTTATTTCTGGATTTACATCAGACTCAAATAAATCTGATTGTTCTTTTTCCCACTTCGTAATTCTCTTTAATCTATCTCCATGTAGAGATATGTAAGTTCCAGCTTTACTTTTCGTATATGCATACTTCTTATAACGAAATGTTTGGTGACCGAATTTATCATCCCAAACATGCATTGTGTTTAATCTTCTATCGTAAAATATGTTTTGATACAACTATATTATTTCCCAATTTATCATGTGTAAATATAACAACAAAAACCTATACAAGTCAAGGCTTTTTTTAATAAAAAGGGGGATATATTTCAATCCCCCAAATTACTTTAGAAATTGACAGCAAGTCCTAAGTTGAAGTGTCTTGGAGAACCAAGAAATACTTCAGCGTTATGGGGAGCGTGAACTTTGTCACCGAACCCATTATACTGACTGTTGTCAACAGCGTCTTGAACATAAACTGCATCAAGAACGTTAAACATATGACCACTAAGAGTCATATCTAAACCACCAATCTCTGGTAGTTTGTAAGATAGATGTAAGTCTAACTTGCCATAAGATGGAGTTTTCCATACTTGTGCTCTGTCAGCATCACCATCAACCTCACGAGAATCAGGACTCCAATCTGAATAGTGGTTATCATACCACTTATAAAGACCTTGTATTCTTAATCCATCGATA